GGTTCCTAATTTTACAAGTGGAACAATCACAGCAAACACAACAACACGTACAGAAGTTATTGAGAGTATTCATCAAATAGAATATTCCACTGGAAATTCTTATACAGTAACTGGCACGAATATCAATATTCCTGGAAAACCACAACCAGGAACAAACTATTCAATTTATAATCAAGGTGGCGCATTCCAGTTTAGTGAAACATCACTGACTCCCGGAATGAGTAAAGAGACATGGATCGACAGAAAAACAACAGAAGACTCTACCACAAACTCAGTCTCTGTCTTTACCCAATAATAATTTATCTATTGACTGCATCTGCTAAAGCACAGCAAGCACCATCTAATACAAACATAGCAGGACCTTCAGCATCTGCAACTGGCAATGTAACCAATCAGGCAGTTCAGGTGCTTCAAGGTCCTTATGCTACAAATACTTATGGTGCAGGAATCTCTTGTCAAGGTCCAACAATGAGTTTGGCACCTTTTGCTTTGGGAAGTACAAATTATAGTCAAGATCCAACATCATTTCAAACTTATAATGCTAACTTTGGATTTTCAATGGGATTCAACTTTCCTCTTGATGGAAGTCTTACGGAATTATGTAAGCAAAGAGTAAGAACAGAAATAGAAAGGCAAGATGCAGAAGCAGCAAAAGCACGTTTAGATTTTGAATTAGTTAGGTTAATTAAATGTGGAGAAGCAAAGAAACAGGGAATAGACTTTCATCCCTATAGTCCTTATGCAAAAATATGTGCGGATATCATAGTACAACCACCCAAAATAGTTACTCCAGATCCAACAAATTCAATAAATAATAAGTCAGTTCCACCAAAAAATAATGGCAAAATCAGCAAGCAAAGGTAAGAAAGGTTCTTCTGGTGGAAAGCAACCTAAACAGAATCAAGGTAATGCAACTGCAAAGAAAGCAAAGAACGGCGGTAAGAAAAAATAATGAGGTTTTATGCCAAGAGAGTGGAATACTCCCAAGCGTGAATGCTGGAATAAACCCATTTACCAAATATTAAAAGCAATAGATAATCATACTCGTCTTCATTTGGAGACGGGTAATTTTTGGCATGAGTATCAGGCAAATATATTGAGACAATATCTAAGAGATTTAAAAGATTTTATACACAAAGAAGAGGGATGGAATGACTGATTTTCCTTGGGGAGTTTTTATAATTCTTGGTTCTGGTTTAATTTTTACCTGTTATTGCATTTACTATATACTAAGAATGGCATATTTAGAGGAAAGGGAATGAAGGAACTATCACTAATTCTATCGGCACTCAGTTTAACTGTATCTTTAGGTTTAGCAGTTGGTGCTTATATCACCTATAAAAAAGCAGAAAGTATTATTAATAATCCAGAGAAATTAATTGATGACATTGTAGAGCACAAGATGAATGATTTGTTGAAGAATTTACCTTTACCAAAGTCACCAATTAAGGACTTTAAGATTTTTTAGATTGTGATTCTTTATACTGACGCATTTTTTCTTTCTTCTGCTCTTTCTTTAAAAGTTTAGAAACTTTTTTCATTTGAGTATCTTTCTCAAAAGCAAAGAAAATTTGCAACTCATAATCAGTTAGATCCTTATTCAAAAGTTTTTTACCACGAATAAACATTTGATTTGCTATTGGTTTAAAAAACTTAAGAAGAAACTCTACTGCAGACTTCCCTAAAATAGCAGCAGCAGTTGCAGCAACAGCAGTAGTTCCTGCTAATGCAACTTCTTTATTTGTCGGTACAGGAATATTACCTAATATAGGAACATGAATTTCTGGTGCTCCTATTTGAGTACTTATAGATGGTTGATCGGAAATATTTCGATTATCCTGTGTATTTTGAGCAGGAATTTGTATCTGTGGAATTACTGGTTTGCTGTCAGGCAGTGATCTCGATTTCTCTTCCTTCTCTTCTTCTTTCTTTTTATGTTCTGCTTTTACAGCAGCATCAAACTCTTCCTGCGTTGGAACATCCAAAACAGGATAAGACAAAGAAGGATATGGAACGTTCACTATGGGACGCCCCATATCCTTTATAACTGGAACCTCAAACTTATGCTGAGGTACTTGCTCTACTATAGTCTGGGGAATCTCCACAGGTTGGACAACCTTCGGTTGATTCAGTTGTGGCAACTGATTCAACTGTTGGTTCTGCAAATTCTGGAGTTGGTTCGACTGCAGTGATTGCAGGTTCGGAATTTCGTTTGGCATCGTCTTCACTATCCTTCTTCATAGTATTTACACCAAAGGTTGCTGCAGAAGCAGTAAAGACTGTAGCAATGAAGGTTGGATCCATTTTGGGAAGCAATCCAGCATAACTAGCAGTCAGAAGAGCAGCTGCCCAACTTAATACAGTAACACGAATCAAAGTTCCCATACCATTCTCTCTTTTGCGTGATGAATCGGCCATTTTATTTAAATTAATGGGGGACTCACTTGAAAATAATTATTCTTAAACTATTTAGCCCAAGGACATGCTTTTGGCATATAGACTACAGCATGATTTGTTGCTACTGCCTGTTGATTGATTTCAGTTCCATCAGGAAGATAAAGACGACCAACAGTTCTACCATAAAGATCTTTGGTGATTCTTTCAATCTTAATATCTTTATTCAAAACTAAATCAGACAACCATTTCTGTGCTGCTGGACCACCAATAGGATCCTTTTTACCATGCTTGTTATTGGTTACTTCTGGAGCATCAATACAAGCAAGACGAATCTTTTCACCAGATGCTGTGGTTACAGTATCTCCATCATGAACACCAACAATAACATCTGCCTTAACAGGAAGTGTTGCTAATGCGAGGGCAGTAATCACTGCACCGATTTTAAAAAGTTTCATTTTTTTATTGGATAGATTTTTAGTTATTCTATAGCAGACATTTTAAATACTTCTGGATAAGCATCATCAAAATTTCTCATCATCACAGCAGAACGTGCATTTGCTTCATTCTCTGTAGGACTTCCAGTCACACCATCACCATAAACTCCAGTAATATGTTGATGATAATGAACAATTTCGTGTCCTAATGTTCTCAAAGCATCAAGTGGGTGACGATTTTGAATATCAACTACGATACGATTTTTCTTACTTGTTTGTCCCCAAGTATGCTTCGTCTGTCCCCATGTAGAACTTGTAGTAAATGTAATTCCAGGAATATCTTTTACATGAAATCCATTGCCATTATCATAAGAATCATGAGGAAAGTGTATAGGAGGAATTTCTTTCTTTTTCATTTTCAATTCCTTGAAAACAAAAGGAAGAAACTTGGGAATAAGTTTTTCAAATTCCTGCACTGTGGTTCTTTTTTTATCACAAGAGCATGATGCCTCGTTTAAAAATTCCTGAAACGTCTTCATTTTACTTTTTCCACGACTCGCCTTCTGCTTTTCTTCTACGAGCAAGTCCTGCTTCTACATTAGAACCAGGATTGCGATAGAGATATAAAGCATCAGGTACTTTATCCCATTCTTTATTCTTTAATCTTGTAGTAATCGTATTAAAATCACTACTGCCATAAAATCCAGCGCCTAAATTATAGGCAAAGCTGAGCAGAGCTCCTCTCTTACCATCAGACATTTCATTCCAATGTGGAATTTTGCGAAGTGATGGAAGAAAGTTTTTATTACATTCATCCATTAATAATGAATCTGCCTCTGCTTGAGTAATGGTTTGACCCAATCTAAATGGACCGCCATTCTTATCTCTGGTGCAACCCCAACCAATCGTGATTGGCAAACCGCCTGTGAGGGGATCTGGGTATGCATTCAATCTGCAACCTTCAAATTGTTTAATCAATTGAAGTCCTGCTGCTGGAACACCATCACTAGATGCTGCAACGACAGATGCTGCTGCAGCTTCAGTCTTTTTTCTGAAAATCTCCGCCCATTCTGCATTATCTTGCAAATACTGAACTGGAAGATTATCTTCTAACCACTGAATTCCTTTTACGTGATTGGGGTTCTTCTCGTCATAAAACTTGAAGAAGTTATGTAAATCTACTTTTGCCATTGTGTTTCTCCTTAGTAATTATGAACCGAAAATACGACCCCAGCCAGTGCCAGGTTTGCCTTGATCTAACCATCGATGCTTAAGAACATCTTTGGTATAGATGGTTTTGTTACCATGCTCTACTGGACCAGTGTAATTATCATTCAACGAACCATAAGGATCATTGATAAAATATCCTTTTTGATCTGGTGTCTTACCTCTAACTACAACCATGTGACCGCCAGTAGGAGCAGAAAGAGAACCACGGTGGAGGATACCGATAACCAAAGGACGCCCAGCATCAAGCTCTCTATCAATATCAGCAAAAGATAGATTATAGCTAAAGTGAGACTTAACCCCATAAGAAGCAAGAACACGGGTTTGAACCTCATGATCAGTGGAGTCACCAATTGCGAAAACTTTTTGAACATAAGCATCATCGCCTTTTGCACCTTTGAGAGTTCCTGGTTTAAGGAACTCCAAGCACATTGCACATGACGAAGAGTTACAAGTCCTATGTGCATCTCTGTAGTTATCTACTTGATTGAAATATGGAACTGCCAATACTGCTGGAGTAGGTGGTTTGGTTCTAAAAATTTTTACCCATTCAGTTTCCGAATCATCCATGTATTCAGCAGGGAGGTTATCCTCTAACCACTGCACTGCTGCTACATGATTTGCGTTCTTATCATCATAATACTTAAAAAAGTTATGAAGATCTAAGGTCATTTTACCTCATTTATAGCACTGAGGTATTTATAAAAAAAGCGCCTCAAAGAGGCGCTTAGTTATGTTCAGTTGATTACCAAACACCGGGAATGATTTGTCCTGTCAGGGCATAGGAACCCATTGCTGCCATGACTCCAATCATAGCAAACCATCCATTAATACGTTCAGCTCTTTCGTTCATTGTTTTTCTCCTTAATAAGTTTCAGAAAGTTGATTGACAGAATGTGCAAGAAGCACAAAAAAAGCAATACTAGTAACAGTAAAGATTACTTCACTCATCAGATTACACCAAAGAAGAGGTGTCCAGTAAATGCGTAAGAGATAAGTGCTGCTACAAATCCAAGCATCGCCGTGCGTCCATTCAGAAGTTCAGCACGTTCTGCGTGTGTTTGAAGTGCATAACGTTCTGCATCTGTTTGAGACACATACATTTTGGGTTCTTTGGCAAACATATTCTGTTGCCCACGATCATTAGTCGTTGTCGTCATTTACGTTTTGTTACGAAACATTACACAATTATATAGCAAAAATAAAGGGGTGTCAAGCCCCCCATGTATCAGTTTCCGATACGATTGACGGCAATACGTGCCTTGTTGAGGATTGAGCCACTCAGAGGAACATAACCAAGATCATCAGCAATCATCTGTGCCTTGCCACTGAGCATATAGTTCAGAGCACCCTTCACAGTGTCTTCCTTGGCACCATTACCAGTCTTATAGGCAAGAACCCAAGTCAGAGTGGAGATAGGATAGGAACGAGCACCAGCAGGATTAGGATCTTCACCAGCAAGAGTTACTGGATCAACCTGAATCTGATTGAGTGCGGCAGAACCAGAAGTAGTACCAGGAAGAACAAACTTCCCTGCCTTATTCTGAACTGCTGCTGCTTGAAGATGACTTCCTTTCACAAAGGTATAACTCACATAACCAAGAGTTCCTTCTTTCTGTTTGATGGTAGCAGAAACACCTTCATTACCTTTGGCACCAAGACCAGTAGGCCAATTTACTGATTTAGCCACACCAGCAGTCCAAGATGGTGAGAATGCACGTAATGAATTTGTGAAAGCAAAAGTAGTGCCAGAACCATCGGAACGATGAACGACTGTAATGGGACCAGAAGCACACTTGAGTTGTTTCCAATCATTGATTTTGCCGTTGAACACATCGACAACTTGTGCCTGAGTCAATTTCAAATTACATCCTGGTTTGTTATAGGCAACAGCAATGGTGCCACCAACCATAGGAATCTGAACGACACCACGCTTCACTTTGGCAGCATCCTTTGCAGTGATTGGTTCATCAGATGCACCAAAGTCTACCGTTCCAGCAATGAACTGACGGATGCCAGCACCACTCCCAACAGACTGATAGTTGACACGATTACCAGAAGACTGAGAATAATCATTGAACCAACGTTGATAGATTGGTGCTGGAAAAGTTGCTCCCGCACCATTCAGGGTTTGTCCTGCAAGTGCCGCAACAGGAGCAGCAATCAGAGCAGGAATAATAAAATGTTTGAGTTTCATAAAAGATGAATGACTTCGTAAGAATTATAAGTCAATAAAACTTGAATGTCCACTAAGATTAGGTTAAGTTCCTTCGTACCAAGAATTGATGTACTTCTCCTGTTCCTCAGTAAGAGTATCAATTGAAATACCCATTGCTGCAAGTTTAAGTTTAGCAATTTCTGCATCTTTTTCAACAGGAACTGGATAAATTCCTGGTTCAAGTTTACCTTGATTTTGTGCAAGATATTCAACTGCAAGTGCTTGATTTGCAAAACTCATATCCATAACTGCTGAAGGATGTCCTTCTGCAGCGCCAAGATTTACAAGTCTTCCATCAGCAAGTACTATAATTTCTGTATCGGGAGTTTTATATTCTTTAACAAAAGGACGAACTTCATTGATTTCTGTAGAAACTTCTTCCAAAGTTTTCAAATCAATTTCATTATCAAAGTGCCCAGAATTACAAACAATAGCACCTTTCCTCATATGTTTCATATGATCATAGGTAATGACGTGTTTGTTGCCCGTTACAGTAATGAAAATGTCTCCCACAATTGCGGCATCTGACATAGGAAGAACTTGATATCCTTCCAACGTTGCTTCAATTGCTTTTACGGGATCAATTTCAGTGACAACCACGTTTGCTCCCATCCCTTTGGCGCGAAGAGCAACTCCTTTACCACACCAACCGAACCCAACAACAACCACAGTTTTTCCAGCAAGAAGAATGTTAGTTGCACGAATAATACCGTCAAGAGTAGATTGACCAGTGCCGTACCGATTATCAAAAAAATGTTTTGTTTGGGAGTCATTTACATTAATTGCAGGATGTTGAAGTACGCCATCATTTAACATTGCACGAAGACGAACAATACCAGTGGTGGTTTCTTCAGTTGTTCCGATTAAATCTGAGATTTGCTCAGGACGTTCTTTAACCAAAGTTGCAACTACATCAGAACCATCATCAATAATAATCTGAGGTTTATGATCTAATGCAATTTGAATATGTCGAGAATAAGTTTCATTATCCTCTCCTTTGACTGCATAAACAGGAATTCCATATTCTACAAGTGCAGCTGCAACATCATCTTGAGTTGAAAGAGGATTACTTGCAATCAATATCGAATCTGCACCTGCAAGTTTTAATGCAATACAAAGTTGTGCTGTTTCAGTTGTAACATGATTACAAGATACTAGACGAATACCTTTAAGAGGTTGTTCTTCTTTAAACCTTTCTTGAATTTGTTTAAGAACAGGCATTTCTCTACCTGCCCATTCAATTCTTTTTCTGCCAAGTTCGGCAAGAGAAATATCTTTAATATCGTAGTTCATAAGTATACAGAGAAAAGGAGGGGTATTATCCCCTCCAGTACATTGATTAATTTTATACCTTAAAGGTTATCAGAAACGGAAAGTGGTTTGAATCACACCACCCCATTGAGATGCAGCATTCAAAGTTGCCTGATTATTGGAAACATAGAACACCGAAGGAGTGATACTGATGTTATCGCTTACACGATACTTGTAGAATACTTCAAACAATGAAGCATTTGCAGTAAGATTCTCAGCATTTCCAGGTTGTCCGTATGCAACACCAGCAGCATTACCTTTACCGAACACATCAGACCATTGAAGACCTGCGAACCAAGAAGTAGAGTTAGTAGCACCAGTAGGAGTCACAGTACCGTTAATGGTGTTGATACCATATCCAGCACTGATGGAAGGAACAATACCACTCTTAGTGGGTTGCCAG